TTACTTGAGAAGACGGAAGTATTCTTCTGTGATGAAACCCACCATGCAAAGTCAGTTTCCTGGATGGCTATAGCTTCTAGATGCCCTAATGCTACTCGTAGATATGGGCTCTCTGCTACTCCATTTGATGCGGAGGATCCCTTTTCTAATCCGGATGATCTCATGCTGATGGGTATAACTGGTGAAGTTATAGTAGATGTGTCTTCCAAGGAACTTAGAGATTTAGGGTATCTAGCTGAGCCTACAGTATATATGCTGCCTATTATGTCTCCACATGTGAATCCTAGGATAGATAATTGGCATATTATAAATAAGCTAGGTGTAGTAGAGAATCAAGTTAGAAATGAAACTATAGCTAATCTGTGTTTCCATATAGTAGCTAGAGGTGGTAAGCCCCTAGTTATAGTTGCTATGATAGAACATGGAAAGACTCTAGTTAAGAAGATGTATGAGAGGGGTGTGAATGCTTTCTTTGCCTATGGTGGTTCCTCCTGTTACGAGATCTGTGGTAGTGGAGAGAAGCTAGAGGAACACGATGAGAAGTGGATATCAGATAGTCTGTTAGAAGGGAAGTATGACGTACTAATAGGAAGTACTATTTATGATGAAGGGGTAGATTTACCTGTGGTCTCCGATGTGATTGTAGCAGGGGCCGGTAGAGCTACTAGGAGACTCTTGCAAAGAATGGGTAGAGGTCTTAGATTATACCCAGGTAAGACGAAGGTAAATATCTGGGACTTTTATGACGGGACTCACTGGGCTCTTAAAGCACAATCAGAGAAGAGAATAAAGATATATACTAAAGAACACTGTGAGATTATACGTGGATTAGAGTCTGCTATGACAACCTTCCCTGAATGGGTGCCACAAGTGATCTCGGAAGTAATTTAAAGGGGCCTAGAAGGCCTTTAGAGGGGCGATCAGATGGTGGTTGGTGGACCTGGCCGCAGAGGGGTCCTAGCAGGTTTAGAGGGGTTTGGAGTATGAAGATAAGAGTACGGTTATCTATGGAAATACCATTTGAGAACGGTGCTTGGAAGCTATGTCCAGCTATAGATCTTGAGGAAGAAGTTCCTTTGGATAGAGATTATAAAGAGTTTTACCTAGAGCTGTATCAACGAGCTAACTTCATGTTCTGGAAAAATGCTTTGTGTCTCTTACAGATGAGAGAGCAGATTAAGCAACAAGGTTTAGAGTCCTCAGCTACCGAGGGTCTCGGAAAGAGTCTTTGAGTGGCAGAATCTACACCGACTAAGTACAAGTACAATCTTGAGTTTCAGCTGAAGGTCTTGGCTCTCGCAGTACAAGAGCCAAGGTTCCTAAGCATGTACCATGATACTATAAAACCGGAGTTCTTCGAGAAGGAGTCTCATCAGATCCTGTGTGGTCTCTTATTAGACCATGCAACTAAGTATAAGAAATCTCCTGAGAAGGCTATATTCCAAGCAGAGCTAGAGGATTATATTAGAAAGATACCTACTCAGAGATCTGATTTAATGAGATCTTTGAGAGAAGAATCTGGAGAGATATATACACTTGAGATTGGAGATATCCCTGCCATCAAGGACAGAGCTATAATATTCGGTAAGAGACAGGCTTTGAAGACATCAGTACTAAAGACTATCTCACTTCTAGAGACTGATGAGAACTATGAACAAGCTAGAGGCTACATAGAGAAGGCTCTATCTGTAGGTGCTGGTTCAGAATCAGTGAAGGACTTTGCAGACATAGCTATGAGTCTCCCAGAGGAAGTGAGAAACTCATTGATATATTCTCGTAAGATTCCTACCTATATACCAGAGATGGACAGGAGATTAGGTGGCGGAGTAGGTATAGGAGAACTGGCTATTATCATAGGACCTCCGGGTAGAGGTAAGTCTACATTCTTAGTTAACATGGGCGGTGCTGCTATCCTGGCTGGGTATCCTGTGCTACATATATCCTTTGAGCTAAAGCAGATAGATATACTTCTGAAATATGCTTCATACTTTACTGGATGTACATCTCAGGACATTATGAACGGTAGTAGAGAGTACTTTGAAGGTATAAAGAATCTGATACAGAGAGAGATGTTGAAGATAGATTACTTTCCACCACATTCTATGACTGCTACAGGATTGAGATCCTATGTTAATAGACTTACTTCGAGAGGAGAGTTTAAGCCTCAGTTACTCATAATAGATTACCCAGATAGGATGAGGCTAGGTATGGACCTCTATAGAGATATAGGTATCTTGTACGATGAGATTATACATTTAGCAGATGATCATAAGTTTGCAGTATGGGGTGCTAGCCAAGCTGGTAGAGGGGCTGTGAAAGATGGGGTGACTTCAGAGGATGATGTATCTGATTCATGGCAGAAGATAGGGAATGCAGATATTATAGCAACCTTTAGTCAGAGTAAGGAGGAGAGATTCCATATGCCTCAGCCTTTGTGTAGAGTAGTAATGACGAAAGTTAGGAGAGGAGAAGCTTCTTATCCTATACTGTGTGAGGTAGACTATGCACACTGCAAGATAAAACAGTGTAGTCTATGATAGACTATAGTATAGACAGAGCACTGGGCGGTTTTCTTAGGGCTATGCCTAATGGAGAGCATTTGTATAGATGCCCGAAGTGTGGAGATAAATCTGGGCACTTATATGTAAACTATAGAAAGAATATGTTTATATGCCATAAGTGTAGCTCAATGAGAGGCAGAGATCTAAATGTCTTATGTAAGATGCTAGGTATCTCTAAGAAGTTCTCTCCTTCCCTAGACCTATCTATGGAGCATATAAAGTCTAGGTTAGAGGTTAATGAAACTGTTGTAGTAGACAAGACAAGTGAGTTGCCTGCAGGATTTAGGCCCTTATTGCAACATAAGGATAGTTCTGCTTATAGATATCTTTCTCAACGGGGTATAGGGGATGAGGAGATAGAGTTCTATGATATAGGCATCTGTGAGGGGGACTGCTTTAGTAGGATATATTTTCCAGATTTTAAGGAGGGACAGCTATGGTTTTGGACTTCGAGGACATATCTAGAGTACGATACTAGTCACAGATATCTCTTCTCTGAAGGTACAACTAAAAGTAGGAGAATATATAATTATTATAGAGCTCTCTCCTCTGGAGGCACTTGGTTTGTAGCAGAAGGTCCACTCAGTGCTATAGCTCTAGGACCTACAGGAGTAGCTACCTTTGGCAAAGACTTCAGCTCAGAACAAGTGGATATGTTAGTGAGATCAGAGAAGAAGCTGGTAATAGTGTACGACTCAGATGCGTATAAGGATACATTTAGACTCTGTAAGCAGCTAAGATCTAGAGGATGCACTCCTGAATACGTCCTTCTAGGGGAGATGGGGCTTAAGAAGTCAGACTCACTGATCTTGAGAAATTCAGGACTCCTGAAGGAGTCTCTAGATAAGAGAAAGGTCTACAACGATGAGGATGAACTTCTCTACAGACTAGGAGACTGACCCCATGACGATTAGCAAAGTAGTTAAGGATGAAGTTGATAAACTTATAAAACAAGATCTTATACCACCTGAGCATAAGACTCAAGCTAGGAAATCACTAGAGAGAGAGTTAAGACGTAGGACGAATAGTATTGTGTCTGATGTGGCTAGGAAGGTGGGGTTGATGTATCTCTTAAGGTTGATTGGTGCGACGTAACTCCATAGTTGGTGTAGGAGGATGGACATGCAGGCTATAGCTTATGATGATATGCAGGGAGTTTCCTACGAACAGTTTCCTATAGGGTCTAGAGTGTCAATTAAGGGGGGAACTGTAGTTCTCCAGGACTTCATTCTTTTCAGATGGGTAAAGAGTCTTATAGTATTTGAGATAGTCCACAAGTCTCTCAGTGGGCGCTATGAGTTAGTAGCCCCTGGTTTCGGCTTGCTAGGTTCCGATGACCAATATGGGAATGGTAGGCTCTTTGTCAGTGCTAAAGATCTGAGTCTAGTGGAGGCTCCTTGATGAAAAAGTCCAAGGAAGAGCTAGTTCTAGAGAAGTTTGGATATATAGTATATAGTATATCTAGTACCTACTTTAATCTCCCTACCTTTATGGATCAGGAGGATTTAAACCGTATAGGGGAGAAGCTATTAACGGATATGATAGTTAAGCATGGGCACTTATCAGAGAAGGACTTTGAGAGATATTTTAGAACATCCTTGAAGAATAAGTTTAATACTTTAGTTTCTTTCCATAGAGCTCAACGTAGGGATATGAGGAAGGTTATATCTCATGATGCTCCAATAGGAGAAGATAATGAGGGAGGAGAGATTAAGTTAGATATATCAGATAAACCTAGGTCTGGTTCTAAGGATGTGACGTCCGGTTCATCACAGAGAGAGTTACTCCCGCCAGATGCTTTGATACTAAAGGAGACCCTAGAGACTCTCAGAGCTAAACTATCGGCCGATGAGATTAAGGTATTAGACCTTTTCTTAAATTCCCCCGAGATACTCCATGAAGAGTTTGAGAAGAGTTTGAAGTCCTCAGGCAAGGCATATCATACAAGGCTCCCTTTCTATGTGATACATAATGCCCTAGGTTGGGAGAAAGAGGAATATACTAAGTTGGTACTAAAGAGTTTCAAGCTTAAGTTGCTAGAGCACTTGGAGATGTACGACCTCATGATAGAACTGTTCCCAGAGGAATTTCCTCCAGATCCCAAGGAGAGTCTAGGTGAAAAAGAGAAGAGTTAAGGATTACGTATATTATATATCAGAGTGTGAGGCAGAGGATAGGCTATTTAAGAATGTGACCTCAGATCTAACTTCTGGTTATGAGGTAAACTATACTTCTAGTCCTCTAGTTCTTCCGACTATCTCTGGCTATACCTTCTTCTCAACTATAGGTCTGGAGAAGGGGCCCTTAGATAGTTGGCCTACTAAGGATCTTAGACTATATAGAAAGCTTAGGAAGATGCCACAGCACTTTAAGTTAGTTTCTGGTGTATGTTTAACTAGAGAGAATTTTTGTGTAACAGATCTTTGGTCTGTGTATATTAAGAATATGTCAGGAAATTGTGGGTGTGAGTACTGTAAGAAGGGATTAACTGTGATACTTAGGGAGATAGGGGATGGATGAGAAGAAGTTCCGAGAGCTATTAGGGAAACTAGATTTCAGAGCGCATGTTATAGGTAGTTTGGCAGGTCAATGTGATACAGTGGATGAGGAAGTAGAGAGTATTAGGCAGGAGATATCTAGTCTTGTATCTGATGAGGATCGTAAGAAGGTATTAGCTGCGAGCAGCTATGCTCCTGATTTGGCGTCACTGAAGAATCCTGCCTATGCTGCCTGTAGGTTAGAAAATACTCTAGGAGAGCTAAGAGGGGTTATAGATGTCTTAGTTGTCCGAATTAAGTGCTTACTAGATGATGTTAAGGAAATCCGAGGATAGGAGAGTTGACATGGTGACATACGAGAAGCGTCTGAAATCCTGGATTCTCCGGAAGGAGAGTTATGTTGCTATCATAGAATGTACTATCCGGAATCTGCAGGAGATGATAAAGTTAGGTAGGAAGAACATTAAGGCTGACATAGCCTATCTAAGAATTAACCTGTTGGACCTAAGAGCTAGTAGACGAGAACTTATGTATGCACGAAAGTCTCTGAGGAGAAAGATTCTCAAGTGAGTATCTTCGATAAGACTCCTAGAGTCTACTTAGCCTCTCCCTTCTTTAATTCTCCACAGAAGGAGAGAGTAACTGCTATAGAAGCTATTCTAGGTAGAGTTAAGTGTGATTATTTTAGTCCTATGTCCCATGGGAGAGAGATTAAACCTGGAGATAGTCCTAAGGTCTTAGATGAGGTATTTACTCTAGATCATAGTGAGATAGAGCGGTGTGACTTTATGGTGGCTAATCTAGACTATGATCTGCCTACTAATGTTAGCTCCGCTTTGATAAGAGTACATCCTGATCTATCTGTCACAGTATTGAAGCACCTATACATGCCAGATAGTGGAGTCATCTGGGAGTTAGGAGCAGCATATCAGTATGGGAAACCTATCATAGGACTGAAGACTGTAGGCTCTCAACTAAATCTGATGTTGGCTAGGAGTTGTCTCTGTGTAGTAAGGAACCTTACAGACTTAGAGGATGTACTCAAGGAGTTTGTACCTGCCGTAGTATCAAGGTCTTCTAATAAGTATGTTTCTACTATTGCTATATTAAGAGCACAGTATGCATGGAAGGAAAGCGAGGCCGGTTAGCACATGTTAGACTTAGACATTCTACTCAAAGGAAACATACAGAGGATAGCATGGACTGATAGATATTCCTCCTTCCTCCGACTAAAGAATGAGAATGTAGCAGAGCATACCTGCTTTGTTACTATGTATGCTTATCTCATAGCCTTGGATATGGAGTATCAGTTTCCAGGAGTGGGTGTAGACAAACTTACTCTGTTCCGTAGAGCAATAAATCATGATATTGATGAGGCAATTTCTGGTGACATTAACCGTCCCTTTAAGAAGGGGTATCCTGGTTTGAACTCTATGATAAAGGAAGCCTGTAAGATCTTACTGCTACCAACTTTAGGCAAACTTAGCTCCTGTCCTGAGGTTATGGAGAGACTTATAGAGGACATGGACAAGGGTAAAGACAAGTCTCTTGAAGGTTACATACTCTGCTTAGCAGATTTCATGTCTGTAGTTAGCTACCTGATCTCTGAGAAGAGAAGAGGCAGCACTGCTATCATAGAGGATTTTGAGAAGTCTAATAAGGATATAGAATCTCTCTTCTTAGGATTATCTGGCGATATGGCTAGAGTATTGAATCCTTACGTAGAGAGACTGAACGAGATTATACATAGAGAGTTAACTGAGAAGCTTACCCTCAGGACCAAGTAGTTCCAGTCAGGAGTCCTTTTAAACAGTGTCAGACGAACGATCGAGACCCACCCTGCGGGGCTGGCCCAACGACTATCTGTGGGTTCTCATGTCAGAAGGGTAGGAGATAATGCGTGGGAAGAGAGTAGCAGTCCTAACAGGTAGGTATGGGGGATTAGGAAAGTATATCTATAAGGCCTTGAAGGGGTTTACTGTTATTACCTTAGGTAATAACAGTAAGAATGATCATGTAATAGATCTTTCATTTTATAACTGTGACGGATATATAGTAACTGCGATGCAGAATATAGTAGCAGAGTATGGTAGGATAGATGCCCTAATTAATAATGCGGGTATAACAAACATACAGTATAATGAGGATGAACTTACGAAGACTTTCGACTTAGTTATGAATGTAAACGTACGTGCTCCCTTCATATTGATGAGGGAATTCTTAAGGTTAGAGAAGGATAGTAAGGATCCTCGGATAGTTATCAACATAGCCAGTATGGCATCCTTTTATGCACTAAGATGTTCTACTGCCTATAATGCTAGTAAGGCAGCATTGGTAGCTATGACTAAACAGTTTGCTAGAGAAGAGGCTAATAGATACCCACAATTCAGATTTCACTGTATATCTCCTTGTGGTCTAAGAGAGAATGAGAAGTATACTGGTGGTATGATAGAGAAGATTATACCACAGATGGTAGCGGTCAGAGGATTCAAGGATGAAGAGACAGCTAGGAAGTATAACCTGATGTCTCCTTCAGGAAAGCTAGAGGATTTTAAGAACGTAGCAAAGGTAGTGAGATTCTTGATAGATCACGGAACTATCAATATGTCTGGTTGTAACTGGGATTTTAGGGATTGTGGGCCATGAATAATGAGGACTTGGTTAGATTTAATGCTATAATGAAGTTCATGTATGATATGGCTATTGCAAAGTCTCAGAAATACGGAGATAGTTGGAAGATAGATGGTCTAGGTCCTAAGTCTTTATTTGTAGAGATAAATGCTAAGTTCCAAAGGCTGAGACATCTCCTATGGGAAGAGGGTATTCATAAGAAAGACCCAGAAGAGATACATGAGTTGATGACAGATATAGGAGTCTATAGTATATTGCTTATTATGAAGATGGAGCTAGAGATGGATTCTGACATGACAAGAAAGTATATGGAGGCTATAGATGCTAGGATGAAGAGTAATAGTATGTCTATAGCACAAGAGTATTTACAACGAGTGGCTCACTACCTGTACCCAGACAAGGAGTAGAGATTGGAGAACAAGGTAAGGTGAGAATAGATAAACACTTTAATGTTCATATTATTAGGACAGTGCCGGACTTTGTTAAGACACTGTGTTTGGAAGGTCATGATAGTTCATATATAATGATAGTGGCCAAAAATACCAGATGGTCTAATAGCCTACCCCATGTTAGGGGATTTCTCCGTGCAAAGGGGAGTCTCTGGAGGATGGACCCAGAGAGGAGAAAACCCCTAGACCCGCATCAAATACGTAGATACTTTAGCATAACAGGGAGAAGATTATGAAACTAGAAGATCTGAAGGATTATTTTAGTGACATATATTTTATAGAACCCCATGATGATGATGCTTTCCTCTCCGCTGGCATGATGATGAGAGAATCCTATGGAAAAACTAACAAGTTTTTAGTCACTGTAGGGCATGGGGCGGATAGTCACGGGTCTAGCCATAGACTATCTGAGAAATACAATTTGAATACCTTGTGTCTAGCCCCTTACAGAGATATATCCACCCCGGTTTGGCGAGATAGAAGACCAGATTCCGTGTTTCTAAATTATGCAGATTGCATTAAGACATATCTTCCTATGGTAGATAAAGGAACAGAGGGCAATCTTAGAACTCTTTGTAAGATAATACCTAGAACTTCCTTAGCAGTTATTCCTTTGGGTCTGAAACATCCATACCATATTGGAGTCTCTTACATACTAAGGAATGAATTAGAGCCTAGAGGTATACCATATATGATGTATGCGGAGATACCGTATAAGGGGAGAAAAAGATTCAATAATATCTTTTGGGGGTCTCATTCCAATTTGAGGAAAGATTTGGAACTGAAACCTAATAAGGAAAAATGGGAAGTTCTGAAGTCTATCTATCCGAGAGGTATCTCTGGTCTTTTCTATGACTGGGATTTTGTTAAAGAGACCTCAGAGGAGTTCTTCGTAGACAGTTCCTTATATCAGGGGGGTTCCTTATGCATGTTGGGGTGATAAACTTTCAGTGGCCTTCTCCCAATGGACTGGAGACTACTGCTAGAGAGGTCTATAAGATATTTAGCGAAAATAATGTTCTTGTAGATCATATTATGATAAATGGTACAGGAGAGGTCCCTAAGGGTAAGATTTGTCCATGGGGGTTGAGGAATGTCATTCTTAACTATAGAAAGGGTCTTACTGAGAGACTCAGAGAGTACGACTGTCTTTTTCTAGCTGGTTCTGGTCCCTATGTTAAGAAGCCTCAAGATGATAAAGTCTATCGTCATATCATAGATTCTGGAAGGTTCTTTGTAGTACATATAGGGGGAGAGCATGAGAGAAGAGTTTTAGGTAATTTCGATGCATATATTACCTCCGATATGTGTAAGGGAGTAACTTTTTCTAGTGCTAACATGTGCGAGTTCTTTAAGGATCTAATAGGGGGTAGACATCATTGCTTTAGACAGGTTATGTTCTATACCCCAGAAGATTTCCCTGCGGTAGATTACCCTACGATTGAAATGAGGCCATCTGTTATCTCATCAACTTGTAGGGTTGTTCCTATAAAGGGTATTCATAGATTGGTAGATCTTAGTAGCTCTTTGTTACCTCTAGGGTTATCTTTTAAGATCCATGGTTCGTCTCCACTTTACTTTTATAAAAAGTCCTTGCAAGAAGCTATTGCGAAGAATAATACCTGTTCTATGACTGGGTCTTTCAGAGGTGAAGATGTATGGAAACTATTAGTAGAAAGTAGGTATCATTACAATTTCCTCTTTAGGAAAAGGCCTCCTATATATCCAAGAGTAGAGTGCGCTACTATGGAGGCTATGATGTACGGATGTATACCTATAGTATGTGACGACACCTCTCCGGATTGGATGAAAGACAACTCTATATGTGTTAAGAATTCAGAGTTCGATACCCTACCTAAACGGCTAGAAGAGGTCGAGAAGAACTTAGATAGATATCCTAGACTTTTGATGGATGGATATAAGAACCTTGTTTCCTACTGTGGAAATAAAGAGTTTGTTGATGAATTCTTTACCTTGATGACCTAGGGGTCTTACTATGCAAGACGATAAGATAAAGCCAGAAGAGGCTTTTAATAACAGGGGGTTTAAGACTAAAGATATGGAAGCTATATATAAATGGAAGAAGGACCCTTGGAATCATGAGATAGAAGTAAAGAAACATGAGTTCATAGGTAGTTTGATACAGAGGTATATGAAGGAAGGGTCTAAGACCTTGTTGGATATAGGGTGTGGTGAGGGGTATGTATTGAAGACCCTTAAGAGGATTATGCCTGACATATCTATGAGAGGAATAGATGCATCTATCACTGCTCTAAGTAGGGCAGCGGTCACTGTGCCAGGACTTGAATTGATAAATGGAAATATAGTATCGGTTAGATACCCTAACACTGACATTATTCTAGCCTCTGATGTATTCTACTATGTAACTTCAGAAGAGTACCCTCTAATGATAGAGAATGTAATAGCTTCTTTGTCTGAGAACGGCATATTAGTTATTATAGAACATGTTAGAACTACAAAATATAGCGTTAAGGCATTCTCACCAAGATTGTCTCTTCTGGTTTCGTCTAGATCTAATGAAGGTTGTGATTATACTTATAGGTATCTCGTGTTTAGAAATCAGGTAAAGGGAAGGCTGTGAGATGTGTTTGCTCTACCCGTGTCTTAGGAGAAGTAGCGTGTTCGAGATAGCTGGTCGGCTTATTGCTACAGTGTTGCTAGTAGGGTGCTATCTATTCTTTGTGCACTTTATGCATCCAGACCCTACTATAGCACTCTATGGTTTCATAGTGCTAGCTGTGAGTATGATAGGATTGAATGTAAGAAGAGGAGATAAGAATGGATCCTAAGGTAACTTTAGTTTCATGGACAAAAGATCCGATTGAGACTCTGTTTAGGGTATGGCAGATAGCTAAGTCAGAAGAATCATGGAGTCAGATTGAACCTAAGATAGTTGGGTATAAAGTAGGTGATCCTAAGTATAGGGATTTAGTCGAGAAGATCTTCACTGATGTAGTAGCAATGGCTATCCCAGTCTCTGAGTTCATAGACTTTGTGTTCTCATTTGAGAATGTAACTATAGCTTGGAGAGAACAGTTAGTACGCCATAGAACTAATGCATATTGGATTCAGAGTGGTAGAATATCAGATAACTCTAAGTTTTATACTGAGGGTAGATTCCACAACCCATTCCCCAATGAAGATGGCAAGACATCTAAGCCTATTATAGTATATGATGATAGAGGGAGAGAGACTATTATTAATTACTCTGATAAGCATGGACTTTTCAACATTATTATGCTATTAGAACAAGAGGCATTCAAAGCACTTAAGGAGATGGGTGCTAAGGATGAGGATGCAAGAGAGATTTTAGGTAATGGCATTCACCATAGACTGTCTATGAAGATCTCACTCCGCCATCTGATTGACATGTGTAAGCATCGTACCTGCTGGATTGCTCAAGGACACTGGGGTGCTATCGTGACCCAGATGATAGATGAACTAGTTACTAAGGTACATCCTATCTTCAGGATGTTAGGTAAGCCTCCCTGCTCAGGTAGTGGGAAGTGTGCATACAATGCTATCTGCCAGGATAGGTATGATGGTAAGGATCCACTACCTGTCTGTCCTCTATGGTTAGAGAGGCAGCATGAGTACTGTAAGCTGACTAGGGATCAGCTCAGGGAGTTAGGTCGTTGGGATGGAAGTAGGGTTGAGACATTCAAGAAGCTGTGGGGTCAGAAGGAGTAGAATATGAAGCATTATTGGAGTGGAGATAAAAGGGATAAATTTACTCTGTGTGGAAAAATAGCCTCTAGATCTAAGACTACTATTATATCTTCTAAGGTAAATTGTCCTAAATGTGGAAGAGCAGCCATAGCTATTGTGCATAGTTTCCAGGGGATGACTCCAGACAGATAGGAGATAGTAATGCCGATAGATGCTAGGACAGCTAAATGGTATCGAAGATTTCTACAGATAGCCAAGGAAGTATCTACCTGGAGTAAGGATACTAGTACTCAGGTAGGGTGTGTTATAACTAGCCCTGATTTTGTTCTTAAGCAGACTGGGTATAATGGATTTCCTAGAGGAGCAAACGATAACGTACCAGCTAGACATGAGAGACCTCTAAAGTATAGGTGGTTCGAGCATGCAGAAAGAAATGCTATCTACAATGCAGCTAGATCAGGGGATAGACTATCTGGTTGTATCTTATTCTGCAGATTAGTACCTTGTATGGATTGTGCTAGAGCTATAGTGCAGTCTGGTATTAAGCTAGTAGTTGTAGAGGGTGATGATAAGAACGAAGAACATAGGAAGAGATGGGAGGCAGATCATATATTAGCCAAGGAACTCTTCAGTGAGACAGGAGTTCTCCTAGTGGAGATGGGTAAGGTAGAAATCTCCGATGGGTAATCCTGATGCACCTTCTGAGTGGGTAGAGAAGGCTGTAGTTAGTACCAAGAAGATATTAGATGCTATACCTAAGGAGGATCAGTGGATAGCTTGTGTGAGTATGGTACAAACTATATTGATTAGATGGAAGCATTGGGAGAGGGTCCTAGCTGAAGTATCTTACCTAATGATTAAATTCGAGCTCTATGAGAATGAAGAAGAGGATGAAGATTAATGTCTTCAAAGTGTCTAGGTTGCCCTCTTAGCTATAAGAGGTCTACTAACCCTAGGGGAGAAGATGTATCCCCCGATATAATGATAGTAGGAGAAGCTCCTGGATTTGAGGAAGATAAGGAGTGTAGACCCTTCGTAGGTAAGTCTGGTAGGGAGTTAGAGGCATATCTGCAGAAGGCAGGACTGTCTGAGTATAAGATCTACTACACAAATGTAGTTAAGTGCCACCCTACTATGGTAGACATGAAGGGTAGGCTACAGAATAGATCTCCTACAGATGATGAGATGGAAAGATGCGTACCTAAACTAGCTGAAGAGATAGTTATGATTAATCCTAAGGTCATAGTACCTATGGGAAATCCAGCCCTATGGGCCACCTTTACTACTGTGGGTGGTATTCTCTCTAAGAGAGGCTCAGTCGGAAAACTAAGGATGCCCGTACCAGCTATGGAGTATCTAAAGTCTGTAGGTGCTACTCTCCCAGATATAACAGTTATGCCTACAGTACATCCTGCATATGTACTAAGAAATCCAGGAGCCGAGCCTAAGATACTTGAAGATTTAGCTAGAGTAAGAGCCTTTTTAACCGGAGAGAAGGCTACTACCGATTGGGAGTATGAGATACTAGATACTCTAGAGAAGGTAGAGAGTTGGGCTAGGACTACACTGAAGGAATATACGGAGAATAAGTTTAGGGGTATGGCCTATGATATAGAGGCTACAGGGCTAGATCCTTTCAGAAAGGCTGGTAGTATACTTTCTATACAGGTATCTACAGATGGTAAGAAAGGGTATGTGATACCCGTATGTCATCCTGAGTCTATTATGAAGGATTCCTATCATCTGACTAGTTTAAGATCTTTGCTAGAGCCTCTTTTCACTACTATCCCTGTAATAGCTCATAATGCTTCCTTCGATAATTTGTGGATGTATTGTAAGTTTGGGATACTACCTTCTCATACACTATTCTGTACCTACTTTGGTACTAGGTTTTTAAATCAGGAGCTACTTGATGCAGATCTAGAGTCTGTAGCTTCTAGGTATGCTGGTATGGTAGGACACAAAAGAGAACTACAGGAATATATGAGAGTAAATAATCTAGGTATGGATGAGATGGAGAAGGTACCTTTATCTTTAGTAGCTAGATATGGAGCAGGGGATGCTGTAGCGACATATAGATCCTTTATATCTATGGAAGAGGAGATGAAGAGAGAGAATCTGCTAGCACCCTTTAATCTCTTGATGATGGAGACTTTAGAGGAATTAGTACGTCAAAGGATAGATGGTCAGTATGTAGACTTTAAGAGATTAAAGGAGACAGAGGTAGAGTATCCTGCTCTTATGGCAGAGTTACGTCTACTAATCTGTAAGATAGGTTATATGTTAGATATAGAGTCTCCACAGAGACCTGAGGGATACTGGAAGACTAATACAGAGTTTTGGGATAAGCTAAGCATAACTTCTACACTTCAACTTAGGAAGGCACTCTTCGATAGAGTAGGCTTTAGTACAGATGGAGTAGAGAGAAAGAAGACTGGGCTATCTGTAAATCAGGAGAGTCTAGATGCTGTGGAGAAGGGCTTAGAGGTAGTTATAGGTGGAGTTAGGTATGATGAACTTATAGACATCTGTGATAAGAGTAAACTAGAGGATATTATGAATATTGCTATGTTTCCTACTACACCTAGACGTGAGATGATGCTATTAATGCTGAAGATGATACAAAAGTATAGAGGTATGTCTTGGATGAAGTCCTCCTTCCTAGATAACGTATCTAAGTTCGTGTATTTGAAGTCTGTCGAGTCAGGTGGTACTATGGATTGTGTGGCTGGAGATATCCTAGATAGTACGGTGCATACATATCTAAATGCAGCAGGTACTGTAACAAGTAGGATGTCTTGTTCTGACCCACCCCTTCATGGTTTACCACATAGGTCAATAGCAAAAAGTTTGATGTGTTCAAGATGGAGGGGTTTAGGAGGGGCTATATTAGTAGCAGACTATTCGCAGCTGGAGATCCGAGTATTCGCTATGTTAGCAGATGAGAAGGCCTTAAAGGAAGCTTATGCGAGACATGAGGATGTACACAATAGAGTAGCCTGTATGGTGTATAAGAAGCAACCAGAGGATGTTTCAGTAGCAGAGAGACGTATTATTAAGGTAGCTTCCTTCTGTCTATTATATGGAGGAGGAGCTCCTACAGTAGCTCATTCTGCTGGTATACCTATAGATGAGGCAGAACATGTTATGGAGTTATATTATCAGCAACTGCCTGGCCTGAAGGCTTATATGAAGAGACAGGAAGAGTTTATGTTGAAGAATGGGTTTGTACTCTCTCTACATGGTCGTAGGAGATGGTTGTCTTCTAAGGTACTCTCAGAGAGAGAAAGAAAGGCTAGAGCAATTAATAATCCAATCCAAATTATCGGATCAGATATGACTACTACAGCTATGGTAAGGTATCGTAGGGGTATGAGAAAGAATAAGATGAACAGTAAGTGCTTTCTATCTGTGCATGACTCTATGTTGACTGATGTATATCCTGGTGAGTTGCTACGTGCCTGGAAGCTAAAGAAGTACGAGATGCAAGATCATCCTCAGACACTTTGGAGTTGGGTCACAGTCGTCCCAGAGGCATCTTTTGAGTTGGGTGCTACCTGGGGTGACCTCCTGGAATTCCAGCACTTAGGAGGGAACAGATTTCTTTTAGAGGGTGATGATGAAGCCTACTTTGAAGAGAAGTTTGAGAAACTAAAGCCTCTACTAGATCTATCCGGAGAAGTAGTGTCTTGGGGTCCACTACATACAGGGAAGAAGGAAGGTAGAGAGCAAGAGAAGAAATGTGGAATAGAGTTAGAGCTAAGAGAACCGGAGGTAGCACTTGAACTTTAGGGAGTATCAGGAACGAGCGAGGTTAACTGCTATATATCCTAGGATGGGTCAGGATCCTATATATCCTGCCCTAGGATTATGTGGAGAAGCAGGTGAGGTAGCTGAGAAGGTTAAGAAGATACTACGAGATGATAATGGGTATATCTCTGAAGTTAAGAGAGAAGAGGTGAAGAAGGAACTAGGGGATGTACTGTGGTATGTGGCTAATCTATGCTATGAGTTCAATTTAGATCTGGAGGATGTGGCTGCTACTAATCTAGAGAAGTTAGCTAGTAGAGCTGAAAGAGGAAAGCTAACGGGTTCTGGAGATACTAGATGAGAATTAAACTTGACTCTATCAAGAGATTTTTAAGAGAGGATAATCAGTTAGAGGCAGACTTCTCTCAGGACTTACTGGATATAGTAGATATGGTCCAAGACATAGACAATCCAAAGATGCTTATAGACGAGTATCCTAAACTCCATAGTGTATTAGGATATTGGGTGTCTGAGCATAAGAAGAATGTGGCTATGCTTGTAGCAGAGAAGGAAAGATTATATGGAGTGCTTGATGTTAAGTATAGAGCAATACTGAGAAGAGACGAAGGAAAGGCTACAGAAGGTAGTGTATTAGCTAGGATAAATGGAGATGACGAGTATTTCCAGATTAGAAATGCTCTTATAAATAAGGAGAAGTTAGTTGAGTTCTTAGGTCATATGATGTCTTCTCTAGATAAAGATATATTAGTACAGATGTCAGTAAACTCTAGGATAGGTACTGATGTTAGGGTGAATGGATAAAGATAGATGCGGCTAAGGAACTAGGTGTGAGTTCTCTGTGTGGAATGGAGGAGTAGGATGTTGACAGAACAGCCGAGTTGGGAGATCAATCCTGAGTATCTAAAGGCAGAAGCAGACAGGATGAGAGATCAGTCTGGGTCTCAAGGAAGGGGCAAGCTAGACAATGCGTGGGGGAGGTTTACTCCAGGAGATAACTATATTAGGTTTCTTCCCTG